GTGCCGTCTAATAATGATTACACAGCAATCAGTCCTATGGCTAACTTTAAGATTTCTATCCTTGTCCCATTGCTAGACAATGAGGGCAACCTTGCTGGCATCGAAGCCGACGTTGTTCGGGTGTTTGCGCTCCTTGAAGCGTCCAGCATTGTATTTAACGTCGGAAGCGTCAGCGCGCCTAGCGTCCTGTCAATCGCTTCTGGAGATTTACTGACTTGCGACATTGCAATCAGTACCTTAACGGAATGGAGCTAATCGATGGACGATTGGACAAAGGAGCAAGCTGACTTTCTAATCAAGATCGGACAGCTTCCAGCAACAAAGCCAGCAACACAACCCACATCTAAGAAAGACGAGGAATAACCTAAATGGCAGTATTTCTAAGCAACAACGTAGGCGTGAAGGTTAATTCAGTTGATCTTTCAGACCACGTTACTTCAGTAACACTCAACCGCACATTCGATGAACTCGAAGTAACAGCGATGGGCGATTCAGGACACAAGTTTGTCAAGGGTCTTGAAGCATCATCTATTACAATCGACTTCTTGAACGACACAGCTTCAGCAAACGTACTTGCAACTCTTCAGGCTGCATGGGGAACTAACGTTCCAATCGTATTGCTTCAGACAAAGGGAACAGCTGTATCAGCGACTAACCCGCTTTATACAGCTACTTGCCTTGTCAATAACACAACAGACATCAACGGCGCAGTCGGTGATCTCGGTACACAGAGCATCACTTTCAACGTCTCTGGTACTGTTGCAGTTGCTACAACAGGCACATTCTAAATAACTAACTAAGGGGCTAACAATGGCAAAGCTAAAGGTAACAAGGGCTGACAACTCAGTAACAGAGTACGAGATTACTCCACTGATTGAATACGCCTTCGAGCAATACGCCAAGAAGGGCTTTCACAAAGCCTTGATTGAAGATCAGAAGCAGTCAGACGTTTACTGGCTGTGCTGGGAAGCAATTAGACGTTCAGGTGAAACAGTCAAACCTTTCGGGGAAGCATTCCTTGAGACACTCAAGTCAGTTGAGGTCTTAGAGTCTGACCCTTTAGGGTAGATCGGAACTCCCTCACCTATCTCGCGACTCGCTTGAGTTACGAGTTTGGAGTTCCCTTCAACACCATTGTCGAACTATCGCCAATGGCGTTCAAGGCACATGTAGATGTGCTCAAGGATTTAGCAAAGGAGCGAAGCGATGCCAGTAAAACTGCAAGGCGCGGTCGCTCTTAGAAAAGCCTTGGCTATTGTCGAACCAACCTTGGCTAAAGAAGTAAGCAAAGAAATTGCTTCATTCCTAAAGCCAGTAGTTCGAGACGCTAGAGGCTTTATGCCTAGCAACGAGCAAGCACCTAGCGGTTGGCTTAAGCGTCCTAATGCTGCTGGTCGCTGGGCTAATCGTTCGTATGACGCAGGCGAGGCTCGTAGAGGTATCACCTTTAAGTCATCGCCAAGCAAGCCTAACAAATCAGGCTTTGCTGCCTTAGCTTCTATCTTTAACAAGTCTGCTGCTGGAGCAATCTACGAAACAGCAGGACGCAAGTCAGGCGTAGTTGGAAACTTTACACCTAAACTTGGTGGACAACTTGTGGGCAAAGGTCAAAAAATGACTGGTCGCGCAATCTTTAGAGCCTTTGAAGATGATCGTGGCAAGGCTCAAGATGGAGTCGTAAAGGCAATCTTTAAGGCTAGAGACAAGTTTGATTCGATGAAGGATAAGGTCTAATGGCAGATTTACGCATTGACGTTGCGGCTGAATTTAAGGGTAAGAAAGCCTTTAAGGAAGCCAGCAAAGCAACTACTGGATTAGACAAAGCCGTTGGTAAATTAGGCAAGCAGATTGCTACAGTCTTTGCTGCCAAGCAAATTTACAACTTTGGCAAAGCATCAGTCAAAGCATTTGCAGAAGACCAAAAGTCTGCACAGATGCTTACTATTGCTATCAAGAACCTTGGACTAGCCTTTGAGCAAGCCAATGTCGATAAGTTTATCAGCGACTTAGAGCGCAGTTCTGCAATGGCAGATGACGTTCTTCGCCCAGCCTTCCAAGCATTGCTTACAACTACTGGCTCAGTAACCAAGGCTCAACAGCTTCTTAATACTGCCATTGAGACAAGTCGTGGCTCAGGCATCGATCTTGCTACAGTTGCACAAGATTTATCTAATGCTTATGCAGGAAACACCAGAGGCATTAGAAAATACAATCTAGGTATTACTCAAGCAGAACTTAAGACTATGTCTTTCACAGAGATTATGATGCGCCTCAACAAGCAGTTTGACGGATCATCAGCAGCGTATTTAGAAACTTACGCTGGCAAGATGGAAGCTATCACAACAGCAGTAGGCGCAGCTCAAGAAGTCATTGGTGAGTCATTGGTCAATGCTCTGATTACTTTGTCAGGCGCATCTAACACAACCGAGCTTCTTACCTATATTGAGAACGTAGGTCAGCGCATTGCTGACTTAATTACCAGCGTTGAGAAGTTTGGCTTCATGATTAGGTATTGGTTTAACCCAAAGAACTGGCTCAAGAAGGGCGACTCAGGTGCTAAAGAGTGGGAAGAACTACTTCGCAAGCGAGCCTATGCCGCATCTAAAGCCTTTGACCCAAAGAACAATTCAGTTACAGGCTTTAAGTTAGATCAAGCTGCTGCTAATAAAGCAATCAAAGATGCTGCTAAACGTCAAAAAGAATTGCTTGCTTCTCAGAATAAACAAACAGCTGAACTTAAAAAACAAGCCGCACTTAAGAAGGCTGGCACAGTCTTTGACCTTGAGCAGATTCAGATTGTGGCAGCACTCAAAGGCAAACTCACAGAAGAAGAAAAGATTCGCCTACAGGCACAATTGGCTTTGCTTAACGGCAATGCTGACGTGGCGACCAGACTAACTAATCAGATTCTTGCTGCGCAGGATTCCACGGGCAATCTGGCCAAGTTCCTCTCTGCATTGCCTAATGCCAAGAACCCTTTCGAGTACCTCGATGCTTACCTCTCATACCTAGCTGGCAAGGCAGCAGCCGTCCTGACAGGCACTACTGCACCCAACGCACCAAGTTCTACAGCCTCAGCCGCAGCGATGCCTACAGCCTCTGAGATGGCAGCCTCTGGCTCTTTCTCTCAACTTGTAGCACAAGGCGCAGGAGCATCTGGGGGCTTTTCTCCTATTGTTGCAGCAGCAATGGCACAGCCAGTTGTTGTAGAACTTAAGATTACAGGCGATGGAGACTTGACTAATAGCATCGCAAAGAACCTTATGCAGCAGAGCCTTTCAACAGGCAACCAGACTTACGTGAACCGCAGAACTGGTGGCTTTGAGTAATGGCATTACCTGCACAGATAGCGGTTACTTTCGACTTTAGCTCTGGTGCAACATTCGGGGCAGGGTTCGTCATAGGATCACCAGACAACGGTGTTATCGGTGTCAATACCTTTGGTGCATCTGACGTAGTTATCCCTACAGTTGATCTAACTCCTAACGTGTATTCAATCTCAATCCGCCGTGGTCGTAATATCATGAAGGACACCTACGAGGCTGGCACAGCCATTGTCAGAGTCTTAGACCCTACAGGTGCGTTCAACCCACAGAACACTTCATCGCCTTACTATCCTTATCTTGTGCCGTTGCGTAAGTTGCGTGTTGCAGCTACAACCACAACAGCCCAGCACTTTCTATTCTCAGGCTATGTCAATGACTACAAGTACACCTTCCCTCAAGGGCAGGAGACTGCTTATGTCGATATCCTCTGCACAGATGGCTTCCGCCTTCTACAGATGGCTAACGTGGCTACAGTCCCTACAACTCCAGCAGGTCAGACAACAGGCACACGCATAGGCAAGATTCTTGATGACGTGCAATGGCCTGTGTCTATGCGATCTATCGCTACAGGCGATGCAACCTGCCTAGCAGACCCAGCAACTATCCGCACAACCCTTGAGGCAGTCAAGAACGTAGAGTTCTCAGAAGGCCTAGGCGCGTTCTACATGAGCCCAGACGGTACTGCAATCTTCAAGTCTCGAAGCCAAGTCACCAGCACTCTGGGCAATACAGCCACAGCCTTTAATCAGACTTCAGGTATCCCATACAAGAACCTCAAGTACGCCTTCGATGACAAGCTCATCATCAACGATGTGAAGTTCAACCGCGTAGGCGGCACAGCCCAGAACGTCATCTCTCAGGCTTCTATCGACAAATACTTCCCACACTCTTTGACACAGGAAAACCTTGTAGCTGAGACAGATACTCAGGTAGCAGGGGCAGCAGCAAACTATGTCAATACTCGCAAAGAGACGACAATCCGCATTGACGAGATGACCGTTGATCTCTTAGACCCAGCAGTGCCAACCGACACTATGATTGGCTTGGATTACTTTAATAACTTGAACATCACAAACGTGACTCAAGAAGGCAGCACAATCCAGAAGGTTCTTCAAGCACAGGGATTTGCTTGGGATATCACACCTAACAAGATGAGCGTCACAATCACCACGCTCGAACCTATAGTGGACGGATTCATTATAGGCAGCAGTACCTACGGTATAATCGGACAATCAACTTTGAGTTACTAGGAGCATCATGGCAACCTTTCCAGTCGCAACAGGCGATGTATTAACAGCAGCGGTATATAACTCGCTGACCGCCTTCACAGTCGATGCAGATGCTACGGCTGACTACACAGCAGTCCTAGACGATCAGTACCAAGTCCTAGTCCCTATGAACAAGGCAACAGCAGTAGCCTTTAAGATTCCTACCAACGCCTCAGTAGCGTTCCCAGTAGGCACAGCAATCACCGTCCTCAACAAAGGCGCAGGGCTCTGCACAATCTCAGCAACTACCTCTGGCACTACCACAGTTCTTTCAGCAGGTGCGGTTGCAGCTTCTCCAACCTTGGCACAATACAAGACAGCGGTCTGCATTAAGACTGCGACAGATACTTGGTATGTCGTAGGTGGCATTGCTTAATGCTTAACGTAATCTCTGGAACTCTTAGCGCAGGCGCTCCGCCTGTTAGCCCTACCTCTTACGAGTCTATTGCGACTGTGACGGTTGGAGTTGGTGGCTCTGCAAGTATTGAATTTACTTCTATACCTAGCACTTTCAAGCATTTACAGGTAAGAGTATTAGCAAAGTTCTCAGCAGGTGATTGGACTGAAATTAAACTAAATGGTGATACAGGTTCTAACTATACCTACCACTACCTACAGGGTACAGGGTCGGCGGCTTCTGCTGGCGGCGGTGGGTTTAATGCTTCTGGTCTAGGAGTTCAATTTAGTACCGAGTGGGGAAGTGCTGTAATAGATGTATTGGATTATACAGATACTAATAAACTTAAAACAGTCAGAAACTTTGGTGGCTACGATGCTAATGGATCAGGATGGATTGGCTTAACGTCTAATTTGTGGAATAACACTGCTGCTATTACTTCTCTAAAATTGCAAAAATCATCGGCTGGCACATTTGCTCAATACTCATCATTCGCCCTATACGGAATTAAGGGGTAATCATGGCAGCAGGATCAACTTATACCCCCATTGCGACTACGACTCTATCGGGTGCTACTTCTTACACCTTTAGTTCAATATCTGGAAGTTACACAGACCTTATTCTTGTTGGAGCTTTAACTCAAGCAAGTTCGGCAGTAAATACAAACATTCAAGTAGGAAACGGCTCAGTCGATACGGGTAGCAATTACAGCCAAACTATTCTTTATGGCAACGGCTCAAGTGCCATCTCTGCTCGTCAATCAAACCAAACATCTTGGTACGCAGATTACGCGGCTGCACCTGGAGTGAGTTCTGACCCGAACGCTGCTATGTGGCAATTTCAGAACTACTCAAACGCCACTACATATAAATCTATTCTTATGCGAGTAGGTAAAGCCACCAACGGCACAGATGCAATGGTCGGTTTATGGCGTTCTACCTCAGCAATTAACACAATCAAGTTGATGGGTTCTAATGCGCTTTATGGGACTCTTACCCTATACGGAATTAAGGCGGCATAACTATGGCAAACACCTTTGAGTTAATCGCTTCTTATACTGTGGGTGCAGGTGGAACTTCTTCCATTAACTTCACTTCTATACCAAGTACTTACACTGATTTAATGTTAGTTTTTAGTGGCAGAATGGATAACAATCCTTTCTCTATTGCTTGGACAGATTCTTTATTAACCTTTAATGGTTCATCTGCAAGTTTTACAGATAAATTGCTTTATGGTGATGGAAGCGTTGCTACTTCTCAATCTGCAACTGGAACAGTTGTTAGAATTCCTTCATCTGGTGCAACTGCATTGACTTTTGGAAATGTACAAATTTATATTCCAAACTACGCAGGTTCTACAAACAAATCATTTTCAATGGATTATGTAACAGAGAACAATGCTACTCAAAGTAGAACGGAATTTCACGCTGGCTTGTGGACAAATACTGCAGCGATAAATCAAATTACTTTAACTGCTCAAGCTAGTGGAAACTTCTCCCAATACTCAACCGCCTATCTATATGGAGTAAATAAAAATGCCTAATCCAACACGAATCGAAATCAACTGCGAGACAGGCGTTGAGTCAATTATTGAACTCACCGATGCCGAAGTTGCTGAACTTGCTTATCAGGCAGAGTTAGCAGCTGAGAAGAAGGCAGAAGAAGAAGCACAGGCAGAAGCCGCTGCTACTGCTAAAGCTGCACTTCTTGAGAAGCTCGGGATCACAGCAGACGAAGCCAAGCTCCTATTGGCATGACCCCAAAGTTATGCAAAGCAGGGCAGCAGTTAAGGCTTCAAGTCGATGATTGTTACCCTGACAGAGACCGCACCTCCGATGGCTGGATTGGCGACACACGTCATTCAGCGCGTCCTTCTGATCACAATCCTGATGAACAGGGCATCGTCAGAGCGGTTGATCTTGACAGGGATTTATCTGGAAAAGCAAAGCCAGACCTCATGCCTGACCTTGCAGATCAGCTTCGACTCTGCGCTAAATCTGGCGATAAGAGAATCGCTTATGTCATCTTCAACGGAAAGATATGTTCTAGAAAGTCCCTTTGGCGTTGGGTCGCATATAAGGGAATCAATCCGCATGTTAAACATTGCCATGTTTCTTTCACTAAAAAGGGCGATACAGATGGTTCGTTCTTTAATATCCCGATGATAGGCGGCACAGTATGAATATGAAGAATCCCGTAATAATGAGCCTTGGTGCTTTCCTTGCAGTCTGGGGAACAACCTCAAACTTTGCTTTGGATTACCGCTCAATTCTTGGTTCAATCGTCGCAGGCGTATTTGGTTACGCAACTCCTAAGAAGTAATGAGCGCGTCTGACCTTGCTGCTTGGGCTGTGGCTGTTGTCTCTGTTCTTGGTGGTCTTGCTGCATATACCCAGTTCATGATCAAGCATTACCTATCTGAACTTAAACCCAATAGCGGCTCAAGCCTCAAGGATCAGGTCTCTCGCCTTGAAGCGCGTGTCGATACCATCATCGAGTTGTTAGGTAAGTAACACTTATCTCATGGCACGCAAGCGACCAGTCATAGACTTAGATACTTACTCAGCTCTTGATGCTTACTGCATTGCGCTGAATGAATACTACAAGTCACTACGCAAAGCAGGATTCACAGAGACGCACGCCTTCTGGATTCTTGCTGACCGCGAGACATTCCCTGACTGGATAATTCCTAACCTGCCTAATCGCATCGACAATATCCCCTATGAGGACGACGACGAGGACTAGATGAAGAAGATCGTAATCCTGAGCGACCTGCAAGTTCCTTTCGAGGACGTGCATGTAACTCGGAACATAGCACGATTTCTTAAGACCTTTAAGCCAGACCAGACAGTCACCATCGGTGACGAGATTGACTTCCAGACTATTAGCAAGTGGTCTGAAGGCACACCACAAGCCTATGAGCAGAGCCTTGGCGATGACCGAGACCGCTGCGTTGATCTCCTATGGGAGTTAGGCGTTACTGACTGCATCAGGTCTAACCACACAGACCGCCTCTACAACGTCATCATGAAGAAGATTCCGTCTTTCCTATCCTTGCCAGAGCTGCGCTTTGAGAAGTTCATGAAGTTTGACGAGCTTGGCATTACCTTCCACAAGAACCCTATGGCTATCGCTCCTAACTGGATTGCAGTCCATGGAGACCATACACCCATCAAGAACCTAGGCGGGCTCTCAGCCCTTGAAGCAGCCCGTAGGCATGGGAAGAACGTAATCTCAGGACATACTCACAGAGCAGGGCGTAGTGCCTTCTCAGAAGCCTCTGGAGGGCGTTTAGGGCGTGTTCTACATGGAGTTGAGGTTGGTAATCTCATGGACTTTAAACAAGCTTCATACACCAAAGGAACGGCTAATTGGCAGCAAGCCTTTGCCATCATGTACGTCAAGGGTTCTAACGTGCAGGTGGACATTATCCACATTGAGAAGAACGGCACGTTTATTGTGCAAGGTAAGGTCTATGGAAGGGTTCGCTAGACCAGACTTCGGAGACGAAACTGTGGACGAAATCGTTATCGTTTCGTTATCAAAGAATGGTGGTTGTTTCGCCCGTATGCCCTAAAGTTGGTCTTACCAACAACAGAAGGGCTCAATCATGACAGTAGGACAGATCATAGTTTTTGGACTTATCTGCTTTGCGTTCTGGCTAGGCAATCGCTCTGGCTATGCAAACGGATATGTCGCAGGACGTAAGGCAGTACGCAAGTACTACGAGAAGCAGCTACAGCAGGTGGGTCAATGAATGCTAGAGACTACCTCAACGAAGCGAGAGCTACAATTCAAGACCGAGGACTTGATTACGGCCACCCTAGCGACAATATGCAAAGGACGGCCTCACTCTGGAGCGCATACCTCGAAATGCCAGTTACGGATTATCAGGTGGCAATGTGTTTGGCACTGGTCAAAATCGCAAGAAGCATGGAGACTGCAAAGCCAGACAATTACATCGACGGAGCAGCGTATTTTGCAATAGCTGGACAACTACACACCGAGGAGAATGATTTATATGTTTGATTTGAGTTCATATGAGACTGTGGCAGATCGAGTCTCACGCTTCCAAAAATTGCATTTGGGCGGAAGAATCGTTACCAAGGTGGTAAGCCTAGATAGTGCTAAGGGTGAAGTTCTTGCGTTGGCAGAAGTTTATCGTGAGCATGAGGATACACAGCCAGCAGGTGTGGATTATGCCTTTGGAGTAGCTTCTACTTACCCTCAGTCAATGCGTAAGTTCTATGTCGAGGACACAGTAACTAGTGCGGTAGGTAGAGCTTTGAGCCTTGTGCTTGACACAGACAAAAAGCCAACACGCGAGGACATGCAGAAGGTTCAAGCGCATAACGAAGTAAAGGCTAAGGTCGAGGAAGTAAAGGCTAAGATGTCTGACACATCAAAGGAATACGTCCCAGTAGCAAAGGCAGATGATCCATGGACACAATGGGAAGCAGCACCAGTTCAGACTATGGAGCAAGCAGTCGAGACGGTCAAGGCTGTCCTTGGTGGCACAGCTCCAGAAGAGACTTGTTCTCATGGTGCGCGTGTATGGAAAACTGGAACGAGCAAAGCAGGTAAGCCTTGGGGAATGTGGAAGTGCAATCCACCTCACGGAACTTCTAACTATTGCGACCCAATCTGGTACAGCATTGCACCTGATGGATCATGGAAGCCTAGGGATAACTGATGGGACACATTCAATTCCTTAATCAAGATGGTGAATGGGAGTCATTCCCTAATGAAGAACAAGAAGCCAATTTAAGAGAGAACGCAAAGCTGCTAGAAGAATTGGGTTATCAGTTGATCTGCCAGTTATGCAATAAGTTTCCCAATAGACAACAGATTCGTGACCGCTACTTGAAGCATGAATGGACATGTCCTGATTGCGGAACTATTAACTCTGCTGGACGTGCATGACACGTCACAGAAAAGACCGAGGCTTTCGTACCGAGCGAGTGGTTGCAGCCTATCTCTCGCAATGGTGGAGAAGCGCAAGCGTTGGTCGAGGGGCTGGTAAAGATTGCTTAAACGTCCCGTTCGACGTTGAGGTAAAAGCTAGGACAGACTTTCAGCCCCTAGCATGGTTGCGCCAAGCCACCAAGAGAGTCGCAGCTTCCAATGAGTTGCCGTTCGTGGTGTGTCGTATGAATGGTCAAGGTGAAGATGCTTCCGAGTATCTAGCATTCATGCGGTTTGGTGACTTGGTTCAACTATTGCTTAAAGCAGGTTACGGTGATATTCAGACCGATTCTGATAAACTTGAACCTGAGAGATGCGCACAATGCGGATCGTGGAAGTTGGTCAATGTGCCATGCAGGTTATGCAATGAGTGATGAGTGGTACACGCCTAAGAGCGTGTTCGATGGTCTAGGACTTACATTCGACCTAGATGTATGTTCACCCAGAGGTGGTACGGGTCTAGTTCCTGCTCTACAGAGTTACTGTCAAGAAGAAGATGGTTTAACAAGTCCTTG